CGCGATCCATGACGGTGCTCACGGCGCGCGTTTCTGGGGGTCGTGGGGCCTCCCAAAAGCAAGCGCCGTTCTTCAGCTCGACGACGTCGCTGAGCGTCGCGGGGACATAGGCGGCATTATCGGTGATGCCGCCGCGTCCGCTGAGGAACGGCAGCCCTACAGCACGCCGTCGACGGTCCTCCGCGCGTATCAGCGCGCGGTGGACGTCATGGGCTCTCAGAGCCCCGATGACGCCCGCGTGCAGCGTCACATGCGCAAGCTGTCGCGGTCGCTCGCTCACCGGGGCGTTCAGCACGTCCTGAACCAGCACGGGCAACCGGTGTTGCCTCCTGAGCGCATCCGCCGCGTGAAGTACTCGAAGACGGATGCCGCGACGGGCGTCATTCGCACCGTGAAGCGTTACCGGGTCGGCTACTACCACGGCGGCGCCGGGTTCATCCTCGTCAACGACGGCCGCGTTTCCGGCCGCGACGTCCAGCGGGTGCTCGATCGCCGGTCGAACTGGTCGGTGGCTGCGTGAGGGCGCTTCGCCGGGTATTGTCGACGGTTCTCCTGGCGCTGCGGCTCCTGGATCGTCTGCGCTGATCTGGCAGTGTCATAACGGTGTACAGGATTATCAGGTGCAACCAGTGTGCGTGCTGGGTGAAAGTCCGTCTCGTGTTCGAGGTCGTCGACGGATGCGGGAACAACGAAAACCGCCCCTCTGAGGGGGCGGTTCCGTGTCAGTTCGATTCGGCCGGCTAGGCCAGGTGCCGGCGCGCTGCTACCAGTTGCCGGATGACGAAATCGAGCTTGTCGCAGGCGGCTGACGTGTCGCCTTTCTCGGCCATGGCCTGCGCTTCTCGCAGTTCGCCGCGTGCGATTGCGATCTGTCCCTGAGCGATCATTGCGAGGGTGACGGCGGTCACTTTGCCCACGACCAATCGCCGGTCGTGATGCTGACGATTATCACGCCGACCATGCCCATGGCGAGCACGATGCCGACCGCGATCCCTACGAACCCCGCCACTTTGCGCCAGATTCGTCGGTTCCACAGGTCGTCGCTGAGTTCAGCGATCTGATCTTCGAGCCTCGCCACGCGCCGTTCCAGGCCTGCCGGGTCGATCCGTCGTTTCGTCATTGCTGTTGATCCTCTCCGCCGTCATTCAGTGCTGAATGGCAATCGCCATTCGGCACACTCGCCGCTCAGTAAGCGGACGGGTGCGGGTCAAGTCCTGCCGCTGGATCGCGTTCCGCAAGGTGCGGAGCACCATCCCTCGGCAGGGCTGTGACGTGCTCGGACTTGACGCGTGCACGGGAGCGAACTACTCCCCCACGCTCGACGGGCTCAGAACAGCGCCCACTCGTTCATCGTCCGACCGGATCGCCCCAGCGCCGCCGCCGCGGAGTACTTCGCCGCCGCCGCCTGCTTGCTGATCCCCAGCAGCCTGCCGATCGACACCCAAGTGACGCCCGCCTGCCTCGCTGCAGCGACCGCCGCCGAGGTCTCCTGCTCCAGTCGCATGCGCTCCCCTGCGGCGTCTGCGATGCGTTGGAGGGCGGTTACGCCCTCATTCGTCAAGGCCGCTTGACTTCTGGTCCGGATCGGCTGTCCGGGCTTGTTACTCACTCCCATACCTCAAATACTTATCTCACATGAGGCGAATCTCATAGAGCCAGATCAGAACAAAGGAATTCACCATGGCAATCTCTCGTCCTGTCCGTCCCGAGCTGCTCGTCGCCGGTCGCGTCGTCGGCTCCACGCCGCGTCGTCGATTCGACGAGTCGACGCGCAAGTACACCGATGAGGTGATCGGGTACGAGGTGCTCGTTCTCCAGGAGTCGGGCGCTCAGGTGTCGATCCGGTACAAGGCGGACGACCGCACGCCCGAGGTCCTCGCGCCGGTCGCGGTCTTCGTCGACGTGAACGAGTCCCGCGAGTACGGCGCGTCGCTCGCGTGGTCGCGGAACGTGTCGCCGGACGACCTCGACAAGATCAACTCGTCGCTGTCGGTCCCCGCAGGCGCGAAGGGCTGACGTCGTGCGCACCCTGATTGACGTCCTGAGCGTGGCGGGTGTCCTGGTGGGCATCGTCGCGCTGTGGGCGTGCGCTGTCGGGGGTGCTGAGGCGTGATTGACGTGTTCGTGCTCCCGATCCCGGACTCCCACATCTGGGCCGTTCTCGGCCTGTGGGTCGCCGGGTACATCGGTGGCCGTCATCTTGCGGGCATCCGGTGAGCCCGCTCGGCGTCGCTGTCGGCCTGGCGGCCGCTCTCGCCTTCATCGATCTATTCGCCTGGGGTTGCCTGGCCTTGCTCCGTCTGTTCGGGAACGTGGCCTCGTGACTGTGGGTGAAGTGATTGTCGGCCTGCTGCTGCTGGTCGGTTCGGGTTTGCTCGTCGGCATGTTCCGCCGGGCCGGATTCATGGGGAGGGGGTGAACACATGGGTGGTGGTACCACGTTCGATTTCTCGGGCGTCACGGACGCGCTTCCCGGTCTGGGGACGGCTTTCGTCGCGGCCGGTGCGCTGGTCCTGGCGGCGGCTCTCGCCGTGACGGGCGTCCTCTGGGGATTCCCGAAGCTGATCGGTCTGTTCAAGAAGACCGCGAAGTGATCGCGAGGCGGCCACGGCACGTACCTAGGGGGGGCGTGCCGTGGCCGTCTGTCATCGGAAGGAAGGACGGCTATGCGCCGGGTTGGTAGAGCAGTCGCCGCGCTGGCGATCGTCGCTGCTGTTGTGCTCGCCCCGCTTTCGTCGTCGTCTGCGGGGGCGGCGGGCTTCAAGAAGCCCGTCGACCCGTATCCCGATCTGCCGTCCGCGCAGTACAAGGTGTGGGTCCACACCTCGACCGGCCCCACCCCGCTGAAGAACTACACGCCGGGATCGATCGGTTGGGAAGAGAACCGCGCGAACGTTCGCGCGTTCCTGGCATCGAAGGGCTATCCGGACCCGTCTGCGGTGTCGGCGGGGAAGAACGCGCTCGTGAAGAGCGGGACGCTCGCGAATACGGCTGCGGCCCCGAGAACGCTCTCTATGCCTGCCTCGTTCGCGAAGGTCGGCGGTGGGGTGATGTTCGGTCTGACGGCGGGTTGGGGGCTCGGACAGGCGGGGCTTGCGATGTGGGCATCCGCCACGGGCGCGGACTACAACGCGCTGATCTGCAATCAGGGGCCGGTGTACGGGATGGTCAACGCCGTCATGACTTTCGACTTGGGCGACAACTGCACGGTGCCGGTGACGAACCCGAACAGCGACGCCTCGCCGGGCTATAAGGTCGGCCCGATCACGATCCGCGCGGAGTGGGGCTCCTGGACGAACTCCAGCATGACCACGCAGATCGACGTGTACTGTCGACGCGGCGTGCTCCCTGCTGGTCAGACGTTGGAGCGCACGGGAACGGCTGCCGTTTCGGGGACGACGGGCGGTCTTCGGTGGGGCGCGAACGACTGTCGCACCGCCGAGTACGGCGGCGATAACTACATCTTGCCGATCACCGGCACGATTCAGTACCGGATCATGCAGGGCTCGACCGTCGTCGCGACGTCGTCTGCTCTGTCGACCAACCCGGTGCGGCGTCCGTACTGCGAGATCGTCTGGGACGACAACACCGTGACCGGTGGCGTGGGGCTGCAGTACCGGGACCCGGACGGCATGCCGATGAGTCCGGCTGGGAACGGATGCCAGGGTGCTGCTGCGGCGAAGCCCGGCACGCACGTTCCTAAGAAGATCACGGTTGGCACTCAGGACGCCACGGGCGGCAACGTGAAGGTCTCGGAGCAGACGATGCCGGAGTTCACCGAGGAAGAGCTGCAAGCGCTCCGCGACACCACGGGGAAGGGTCTGGAGCTGTTCAAGGGCAAGAAGTCTTGTCTGACGTGGGAGGCGGACTGCTCGGGCTGGTGGGAGGCGACCGAGAAGGGCGCGTCGACGACGACGGACTACCGGTGCACGTTCGGCGGTAAGACGGTCGCTCTGACGCAGTGCTACGTGTACAAGGAGACCTTCGAGGACCAGACCGGGACCGAAGATCTGACGATCACGGATCCTGGCACCGGGGACGAGCGTGTCTGGTCCGGCGACGAGACCGGCAACAGCACCGATCCGTCGACGGGCCCGACCCCCGGCGATCAGTGCATGGCTTCGTGGGGCAGCGTCGCGAATCCGGTCGAGTGGGTCTTCCACCCCGTGCGCTGCGCGTTCGTGTGGGCGCTCGCTCCTCGTGTGACGGTCGTCGACGCGAAGTGGGGCCAGGCGAACCAGAAGTGGGGTCAGACGATGCCGGGCATGATCGGCGGTATCGCCGGTGCCGTGTTCGTCGTCGACCCGATCACGGGCTGTCAGGGTCCGCACATCGCTATGCCCTTCTCGACGTTCTGGGAAGGCTGGGTTGACGTCGACTGGTACCCGCTCAGCGCGTGCGCCGAGCCTGCCGCGTCGATCGCGGCGACGTCGCGTGTGATCAGTGGCGCGGTTCTCGTGTTCCTGACGGCGCTGGGGATCATCCGGCGCGCGTCCGCGACGGTGAACGCTCCGGGGGTGGGCGCGTGATCACTGAGTGGTTCCTGACGCTCATGGCGGACTTCGTGGGGATGCTCGCGGATGCGTTCGGCCCGTGGACTCCGCCCTCCGAGCTCGTCAATGCGACGTCGGGTGCGAACTCGGCTCTGGCGAACATGCAGGGCGTCGGGGTCTGGGTGAACTGGCCGGTGCTCATGGGGTGTATCGCGACGTCGGTAGCCGTGTGGGGTGGCGTCCTGGTGATCAAGCTTGTTCGTGCGATCGCGGCGCACGTGCCGCAGTTTGGTGGTGGTGGTGACTGACGTTCTCTCGCGTCGTGAGGCGCGTCTGCATGCGACGACGGAGCAGATGGTCGAGTCCGTCCTGCCGGGGACGGTGGAAGGCCTGGACCGTCAATCCTCGGAGTGGTCGGCGTTGCTCGCGGCCTCCCCCGGTGCCGACGGAGAGCGGGGTGCGAACGCCCCCGCGGGGGCGTCGCTCCCGCCGACGTCGGCCCGGTGGAAGTCGAAAGCATCCCGCACACGCCGGGGCTTCACGATCCACGCCTACATCGGCGCGAACGGGCACGGCAAGTCCCTCGCGATGATGCACGACACGTACCTCTCGATCACGAAGGGCCGGCCGATCCTCTCGACCGTCCGGGTGCTCGATCCGCGCACCGGGAGGACGTATGAGAACTACACGCCACTGACGCACCTGGATCAGCTGATCGACGTGCGCGGCGCCGACGTCCTCCTAGACGAGATCGTCGGCGCGCTGCCGTCGATGCCCGGTCAGGCGCTGCCGGTCGAAGTGCAGCTGCTGCTGAACCAGCTGCGTCGCCGTGACGTCGCGCTGCGCTGGACGGCCCCGTCCTGGATGCGGTGCAACGTCGTGCTGCGCGAGGTCACGCAGGCCGTGACGGTGTGCCGTGGCTACTTCCCGAAGTACGAGCACTCGGAGGAGTCCGAGCGGGTCTGGGGCATGAATCGGCTGTTCCGCTGGACGACGTACGACGCGTACGAGTTCACCGAGTGGAGCGATACGAAGGAAGGCCAGTTGAAGGGCCGCGCCAACGCCTGGGCGCTGCGCGGAGAGCGGATGATGGCGCAGTACCTGTACGACACGTTCGATGCCGTCGACAACATCGACAGCGGCGAGGGCTTCTGCTTCCGGTGCGGTGGCAATCGCCCGAAGATCGTCCGTCCCGCGTGTACGTGCTCGGCGCACGGGTGATCTGGGGTAACGTGAAAACCGCCCCGGCGTTGG